ATCTTTGATCTTGGCACCACTGAGCCCGATCTCACCTGATCATCATGGCAGCTGATTACACAATCACAGCGACAGAGACAACGCTGCCCGGCGGGATGCCAACAGCTGAAGTCGTAGACGCTCTTACGCCTCTCGATCTCAGCTTTCTAGATATTGTTGAAACTAGTTCATACTCTGGCAGCAGTGGTGGCGTTGCACCACCAGGCGGCGGCCCGGTGTTCCCTGCTCTCGCGCCTTCAAGTCGCACCTTTACGCAAGGCGTGCAGCCAATTAGCGTTTTTCAAACGTACTCAGGTCTTGAAAATCGTGTGCTGCTTGGCGCTAATCAATTTGGCCTTACCCTTGAACTGGCCTTTCAAAATTTAACTGAAGCAGAATACAGCCTGATTTTTGCCCATTACATTGCCACACAAGGCTCGTACCAAGACTTCGACTTAAGCGCAGAGGTTTTGGCTGGGATGTCAAACACTGCATATTTGCAACCTACAAATTACACCTACCGTTACGCCTCGCCGCCTTCTGTTCAGTGGGTGGCACCTGGCATCGGCACTGCATCAGTGCAATTGACTGCATCGGTTCCATTTACCTAGACTCCTTGTAAGGGCTCAACCGCGCCATGGCAAATAAGCAATACACGGGCATCGATGGCGCTTTGTACGTCAACGGCAGCAAGGTCGCACGCGTTGAGTCTTGGAACCTGACTGGAATCGTTGATAGCCTAGAAACCACCAACCTTAGCCAGTACGCCAAGACCTATATCAACGGGAATCAGTCCTACTCTGGCAGTGCCACAATTTTCTATTACGAGAACGCAAGCAACCAAATCGAAGGTGCTGCGTTGCTCGATGATGTTTTGCGTACCACTCAAACGCCAAATGCTCCGGCCACAGTGCTGAAGCTGCAGCTGAACAATGGCGGAGTAGCTGAAAGGGTTCTTGAATTTACCTGCTTGATCTCCTCTGTTGACATCACGGCACAAGCTGCGCAAATTATCCAGGCAAACATTCAATACAATGTGACTGGACCCCTGACCACCGTGACCGTTGTCTAATGGCTCTTTGGCTTGGTGAAGCAGGTGGCCTACGTTTGGGCCGAGCATATGCAGGGCCTGCATACGGCTTGCTGGAGGCGGCCAACGTTGACATCCCTGACAAGCGGTTTGATCTTGGCTTGGCCAAGACAACCTTGATCACTGGCGATCAGGTCAAATTCACACGCGTTGATGCCAATGGTGTGTCAGGTGGGCCGCTTGACTTCATCGGTGGCGTGACCGACACGGAAATTACGCTGTACGTCAACGTGGATGGCGTTGGCGGCATCAGGCTTTATGACTTATGGAGCAATGCCCTTGAAGGCAGCCTTGATGCAGCGCTAACGCTTGTTGCACCTAGCAGTTCGTACCGAATCTCCTATGAAGTGGTAACTGATCTGGATTTGTGCTTAGCGCAGACGACTGCTTGGACACTGAACACCGATCGCGATCTTGCGGATTTCACCAGCCTTGGCGATGCCTTCCGCCAACAGATGGGAATGCTTGTCTCGGGCAGCGGTGACGTTACCTGTTTTTTTGATGCCAACTGGCGCCTGCAAGACGGCTCATACGACACCGAATCACCTGTCTACATGCATCGGCTGGCCATTCGGCAAGAGATTGGATCGGATTTTACGGGTGTTTTTCTGCTAAAACGCACTGATGCCATCCCGCTTGATGAGCTGTGCAACACCAGTGATCGCGCCTTGTTTTATCTGGCAAATTGCGTGGTGACATCAGTGGCAACTCAGCTGACGCCTGGCGAGCTAATCCAAAGCCAGATCCAGTTTGTCACAACAGGCCAGGTCAGACTGTTGCACGACGTTGCCGGGAAGTACCTCCTCTAGAATGCGCTTAGCGCGGTATGCGCCTTTGACCGGGAGGTTTATCCATGTCTCTGAACGTCCGACACAAACACAGCTCTGTTCAGGACCAAGCGCCTCAGCCGTCTGATCTTGTCAATGGCGAAATCGCGCTAAACATCAACGCCAATAGCACTGCGCTCTACACAAAGGACAGTGCAGGCAATGTGGTCAAGCTTGCGCCATCTGGTGGCGATGTTGATTCAGTGTTTGGCCGCACTGGCGCTGTTGTGGCGGCAGATGGCGATTATGACCTAGGCGAGCTTGGTGATGTCGATCTGAGTACTGCTGCGCCTGTCAATGGCCAGTTTTTGGCTTATGACGGTGCCAACTGGGTGCCTGGTGACGTTGTAAGCAGCGTTGACCTCGGTTACACGGCATCAGCCACTGATGGCACGGTGACCAACAGTGCTGGTGCTGACGCAACTGTGCCACTGGTCACAGGTGCTGATGCAGGCTTGATGGCGCCTGCAGACAAGACAAAGCTAGATGGTATTCAGGCTGGCGCAGAGGTTAATGCTGTTGATTCAGTATTTGGCCGAACAGGTGCGGTCATTGGTGCAGAAGGTGACTACAGCCTTGATCAGCTTGGTGACGTTGATTTAACGACGACACCGCCAACGACTGGCGAGGTGTTGCAGTACGACGGCAGCGAGTGGGTGCCTGGCACTGTTAGTGCATCAGTGCCTGATCCGCTGACGCTTAATACGCTGACGGTCAACACGCTGCTTACTGCCGAGCACATCCACGGCAACATCGCAGGCAGCGTCTACATCCACGTCAAGAACACCGACACGGTACAGCTTGCCAAGGGCACGCCGTTTTACATTACTGGGACGGTTGGCGCCAGCGATGCAGTTGAAATCCAAGCAGCGGACAGCGCCGACCCCGCCAAAGGCCCTGCAGTCGGCCTACTGGAAGACACCCTTGCGGTAAACGGCGAGGGCAACGGCACAATCATCGGCGAAATCTACCAGTACGACACCGCTACCCCCGGTTGGAGCACAAATGATGCGCTGTACGTCGCAAACGGCGGCGGACTAACAAATGTCGAGCCAACAAGCGGCTACCGCCAAGTTGTGGCCTACGCAGGCCGCATCCAGGCAAGCACTGGCACGCTAATCCTGACTGGTACAAGCACCGACCCAGTAGCAGGCAGCAACACCCAGCTGCAGTTCAACGATAACGGCGGCTTCGGCGCCGACAGCGGCCTGACCTTCAATAAGACAACTAATGCTTTGACAGTTGGTGCAAGCACTGTTGATGGCGGCTCTGCAAAGATTTATGGCGACATCGACCTGGACGACGGCGGCAGCTTCAGCACCACAGTTCAAGCAGTAACACCCACTGCTAACCGCACAATCAGCTTCCCCGATGCCACTGGCACTGTTGCACTTGTTAACGGTGCTAACGGCACAATCCAGTACAACGACGCTGGAACGCTAAATGGTAACAGCGACTTTACTGTTGACCCGGATTGGAATGATGCTTCGACAGTCTTCACTGGACTGAAGCTGAATGTAACAGATGGCGCTGGTGGTTCACCTGTAAGTGCTGCAGGTAGCAACCTGCTGGATCTGCAGAGTGGTGGGACGAGTTCATTCACGGTTGGGCCAAATGGAGCGCTGGCTGTCTACAATTCCGGGTTTCCCGCTGATGGTGGAAATCTATTTGGCGTCTTTCATGTTAGTGGCGGATACCATCTTTCGGTAAGCAGTATTACTCAACCATTTATCAAAGTTGGCGGCCCAGGTACTGGTAGTATTCAGATTCGAAGTGACTCTGGCTACCTAGGGTGGGGCGCTTCGGGGCAGGCTGGCGGCACTCCAACACTTACCATCTACCGCGACGCCGATAACATCCTCGCCCAACGCAACGGCACCGCTTCCCAAACCTACCGCCTTTACAACACCTACACCGACGCCAGTAACTTTGAGCGTTTAAGTTTTAACTGGGATGCAGACGTATTCAAAATCAAATCAGAAGCAGGAGGTACTGGCACTGTTAGAGGTATCCAGCTTGGCTCCGCTGCCACAGAACCAGTCGCATTGTTTGGTGCTACACCAGTAGTCCAACCCACTACAGCGGTAGGCTCTGCAACTGTTGCAGGAGGCGGTGGCACCGCAGTTGATGACGCAACCACATTTAACGGATATACACTTGCACAGGTTGTGCAAGCTCTGCAAAACCTTGGCATCCTTGCATAACGATCATGAACACTCTTTCTCTCACACTGACCAACACCCGCGTTATTGACGGGCTTATCTTCGCCGCCAATTCTGCTGGCATGACCCCTGAAGCTTACGCTGAATGGCTCCTGACCAAAGATGGTTACCGCTTTGCTGATGCCAACTCCTACGGCATCGTTACAAGTGCTGGCTTCTTTGCACGCTTTACTCCAACCGAGTATGCAGATGTTCTTGCTGCTTCTGTCGATACAGTCGTAGTGCCGGACCCAATCGGTGGTGTGCCTACCGCTGAAGAACAACAGATGTACGATGATGCAGTAGCTGCCTATGCACTGCTGGAGAATCCTACTGCTGAAGATACCGCTTTGTATGAAGCGATGGTGGCTAGCTACGAAGCAGCCTGTACACCTGAAAACAAAGCTGAGATTGATGCAGCCGAAGCACAGAATGCCGAGGCCAATGAAATCAAAGCACTGCTTGATGACCTCACCGCTGCAGAACGCGTAGTGCTTGATGACCAACGTGTTACCGACGGTCTCCAACTG